GCAGGACCCCGAGAAGTGGGTCGCACTTTCCCGCGCCGATCGACGCGCGCTCGAACGCCACCACCGTAAGCAGCTCAAGCGATGACCGCGGCGACCCTCGACCGCCCGGGGGCCGCCGACCTCATGCTTCCGGGGTACCGCGTCGACCCGTGGTTCGGCACGACGGCATGGGTCACGCTGCCGTGGCCGAGCGACCCCCGGGAAAAGGCCCGCCTCATCGCGAACTCGATCGGTCCCGGGGTCATCGATTGGGCCGAGGGGCGCCGACCGGACATCGGCCCGGGGCTTATCGATTATCAGACGGCCGCGCCGTGGCGGTACACGGCGGGGCAAAAGCGCTTTATCATCCTGTGGTACGCATTCGACCCCGAGACGGGACGATTCACCTATCGCCGAGGCGCCAAGCGCGGCGCGAAGGGCACGGGCAAAGACCCGTTCGGCGCGTCCATCTGCGATGCCGAACTCGTCGGCCCGACGCAGCTCGTCTACGACGACGAGGCGGGCGGGTGGATCGGCGTACCCCGCGCCATGCCGCTCGTGCAGATCGCCAGCAACAGCGAGGCGCAGAGCAAAGACGTGCTCGTCATCGCCAACGCGATGTTCTCGCGCGACGCCCGCGCACACTACGGCCTCGACTGCGGCAAGACGCAAACCTCGATCAAGGACACGGGCGGCAGGATGGAAGTCCTGACATCGTCCGAGATGACGGCCGAGGGCGACCCCGCGACGTTCATCTTCCTGAACGAGACGCACCACATGACCGAGAGCAATGGCGGTCACCGGATGGCGAAGGTCGCCCGCCGGAACGTCGGCAAGTCGCCTCTCTGGTCGCAGGCACGCACCCTCGACGGCACGAACGCGCACGCGCAGGGCGGCGACTCGATCGCCGAGCGAACCTTCGACGCCTGGCAAAAGCAGGTCGTCGCGCACGCCGAGAACCCGCTCATCCCCGTCGACATCCTGTACGACTCGATCGAGGCCCCGCCCGATACGGTCATCTTCGAGCCCGAATCGCTGCGTGCCGGCCTGCGCGCGGCGTACGCGGACGCGGCATGGGCCGACCTCGTGCGCCTGTTCGGCGAGGTGCTCGATCCAGAGCTTCCGCCGGCAGACGCCATCCGCTACTACCTCAACGGGCTCGCGGCGGCCGAGGACGCTTGGGTTGACCCGCGCAAGCTCGACGCTCTCGCGCGCCCGAGTGTCGTCGTCGCGGCGAAAGCGCAGATCACGATGTTTCTGGACTGCTCGAAGAGCGGCGACGCGACGGGCCTCGTCGGTTGCCGGCTGAGCGACGGTCACGTCTTCAAGCTCGGAGTCTGGCGCCCGCCGCCCGGCAAGGCGGGCGAGGGGTGGCTCGCGCCCCGCGAGGCGGTCGACGCGACCGTACGGTACGCGTTCGAGCATTACGCGGTCGTGTGGTTCGGCGTCGACCCGAGCCCCGCGAAAGACGACGAAACCGAAGCTCTCTATTGGATGCCGCTCATCGATGAATGGCACCGCGACTTTCACCGCAAGCTCAAGGTGTGGGCGACCCCCGGCGCCCGCATCGGCAACAGCGTTCTCTTCGACATGCGGATCAAGACGATCGGCGGGCAGGAGCGCAACCGGCAGTTCACGCAAGCGGCGATGCAAACCGTCGAGGACATCGAGCAGCTCGGAGAGAGCGCGTTCACGTGGGACGGCGACGGCGTGCTCATGACGCATTTCCACGATGCGAAGCGCCGGCCGAACCCGTGGGGCGTCAGCCTCGGAAAGGTAACGCGCGACTCGAAGAAACACGTCGACCTCGCTGTCTGTGCCGTCGGCGCGAGGATGGGCCGTAGGATCGTGCTCAATACCGGCAAGGTGCGCGTTCGCCGCGAAGGCGCAGGCAGCGGGAAGGCGGTCTTTTAGTGCTGACCGAAGAGGCGGCGATCGGGGCCGCCAACTATCTGCGAGGCGAGCTCGAATCCGAGCGGCAAGATCTCGACGTGCTGCGCCGCTACGCCACGGGTAAGCAGGCGCTCCCGCTCGTCGTGCCGCGCGACGCGCCGGCCGAGGTGCGTGAGCTGGCCCGGGTGTCCCGGATCAATCTCATCGCCATCGTGATCAACTCGCTCGTGCAGTCGTTGTACGTCGACAACATCCGGGTGAGCGACAGTGCCGGCCCCGCGCCGAGCCAGCCGGCAGACCCGAACTCGCCCGCTCTCGACCCCGACGCGGCGATAGCGCCCGTGTGGGACACGTGGCAGCGCAATCGGCTCGACCGCGGTCAGGCGGGCCTGTACCGCTCCGTCTTCACGTACGGGCACGGGTACAACGTCATCACGCCCGGCGATCCGACCCCGGTCGTCCGGGCCGTCTCCCCCCGCCGGATGTTCGCCGCGTACGACGACGACGAGCCTGACTTCCCGGTCATGGCGCTCGAATGGCGTAAGGGGCGAGGCAACTTCTACCGGCTGTACGCCGAGGACAACTCGGGCGACATCGGCGTCTATACGCTCGGCTATGACCAGGAAAAGAAGCGTTTCGCGCTGCTCAAGGTCGCGCCGCTCGGCATGATCGATTACGTCCCGGTCGTCCGTTACGTCCCGTACGACGACCTCGACTGTGACGACGAGCCCGAGCGGCAGTACCCGCAGGGCAGCGCGTTGAACAGCACGGTCGCCGTGCTCACGGCGGGCGAGGTCGCCCCCCTGATGACGCTCCAAGATCAGACGGACGTCTCGTCGTTCGCGCTTAAGTCGGCCGAGTGGTACTCGGCCTTCCGACAGCGGTACGTCAAGGGGTGGACCCCCGAAAACCGCGCGATGAAGATGAAGGCTGCCGCCTCGCAGTTGTGGACCTTCGAGGAACATCCCGACGACATCGCCCTCGGCGAGTTCTCGGAGACGACCCTCGACGGGTTCCTCCGGTCGCGGGAAGCCGTTCTCAAGTACGCCGCGACGCTCTCTGAGACGCCCGTTCACGAGCTGATCGGCGAACTCGTCAACCTCTCGGCCGAGGCTCTAGCGGCGGCCGAGGCGGGCCGCGACCGCAAGGTCGAGCTTGCCAAGACGTCGCTCGGCGAGTCGCACGAGCAGTCGGCGCAGGTGATCGGTGACCTCATGGGCGCCGACGTCCCGCCGGACATCGAGGTCGTGTGGCGCGACACGAGCGCCCGCGCCTTCGGTGCCCTGGTCGACGGCCTCGGCAAGGTCTCGCAGATGCTCGGCGTCCCGCCGCAGGCGCTGTGGGACCGCATCCCGGGCACCACTCGGCAGGACGTCGAGAGGTGGAAGAAAATGGCGGCCGAGGGCGACTCGCTCGGGCAGTTGACGGCCCTGCTCGGGCAACAGGCGGCCGGCGCGGGGGGCGCGCCGTCTCCCAACCCGGACGGCACCACGACGAGCCCGGGTGGCGTGATCCTCCCCCGGGGCGCGCGGACGGCCTGACGTGGCGCTCACGGCAGCGGGGGCCGCGCTCACCCGGGCCAATCAGGCGGCGCAACTCGCCGCCCGGGCGAGGTCGCTACAGGGGTTGCTCGCCCTGTGGCGCATCGTGGACGTGACCGACCTCAAGGGCACGATCGACACCTTTGCGCGGGCCGCCGCGCTGCTTGCCGGCGAAGGGTTCGCACAGTCGGCGGTCTCGGCGGCGAACTATTACTCGCTCTTCCGGCGGGTCGAGGGGATCGGCGCGCTCATCGTGCCGGCCGCCGTTCCGCCGCCCGCCGAGGCGATCATCGGCGACCTGCGGGGCGCGGCACTCAAGGGCATCATCGACGGCCGCAGGGCGGGCATGAACGTCGACCGGGCGAAGGCGAACGGCCTCGTGCGCGTGTCCGGCGCGCTCACCAAACAGGTTCTCGCGGGCGGCCGGATGACCATCACGGGCGCGGTCATCGACGATCGCAAGGCGCTCGGGTGGGCGCGCGTCACGGCGGGCGAACCGTGCGCGTTCTGCCGCGCCCTCGCCGCCCGTGGCCCGGTTTACAAGTCCGAGCGGACGGCCGACTTTCAGGCCCATGATCACGATGCGTGCGTCCCGGAACCGGTCTACGAGGGCACTCCGGGCAAGACCGGCGCCCCCGCTGCCGCTGCCGCGTACGCCGACGAGTTCAGGACCGCGCAGGCATGGGCGCGTACCTCTGGCACAATGAGCCAGGATACGAGCAATAATGCACTCAACAATTACCGGCGATGGCTCGACAACGGTCGGCCGGAACCGGGGCAAACGACGGCGCCGAGCGCCGGTAACGACGGAGGCAATCCGGGTGGCAACTGAAGACGACGACAGCACCACCAAGACCGATGAGCCGCAGTTCACCCGGGCGCAGTTCGCCCGAGAGGTGGCCAAGCAGGTTCGAGACAAGGTCGCGGCGGCACTGTCGGAATACGGCGACCTCGACGCCCTCAGGGCAAAGGCGGCCGAGGCCGACAAGAGCAAGTCGCAGCTCGACCGGATCGAAGAGCAGCTCAAGGCGTCCGAGCAGCGGGCGGCGAAGGCTGAGCGTGACGGCCTCGTTCGCGAGGTCGCCGACGAGCTCGGCATCCCGCTGCGCTTGGCGAAGCGCCTCGAAGGCAGCAACAAGGCCGAGCTGCTCGCAGACGGCCGCGACACGATGGAAGACCTCGGGCTCAAGTCGAGGCCGAAGAACGGCAAGGCGACCAGCGACAAGCAGCAGGGGGAGGGCGACGGGACCGACGGCGAGAGCGACGACGGCGACGCGCAGCAGGACGACGAGGGCGAGCAGGCATCCAGCCGGCAGACCGGAGCGACCCGCACCGCGCGCCCGCGCGAGAACCTTCGCAGCGGTGCCGCCCGTACTCCGACCGCCCCCGTGGTGACCAACCCGATGGAACTGGTCAAGGACATTCCGAGGTACTAAACACGAGGCGGTACGGCCTACCCGACCGCTAGCAGAGAGGCAGGACACAAGGTGGCTAACACCTTTCTCAAGCCGTCGGTGATCGCCAACACCGCGATCGGGCTGCTCTACCGCGAACTCGTCGTCGCCCGCACCCTGTGGACCGACGCGATCAACCCGGGTGAGTTCACCGGCGCGCTGAACGACACGGTCAACATGCGCATTCCGGCGCGGCGCACCGCCCGCAAGCGCACCCTGCGGGCCGGCACCGCGATCACGAACGACACCTCGGTCGAGTTCTCGCTTCCGGTGACCCTCGACACGGACGTCTACAACGGCGCCCCGATCACCGACGAGGAACTCACCCTCGACATCGTCGATTTCGCGCGGCAGGTGCTCAACCCGCAGATCCGCGCGGTCGCCGAGGGCCTCGAAGACGAGGCGATCGGCGAGATCGAGAACGCGGCCTACCGCTCCGACATGCAGATCAACCCGGACTGGACCGAGTTCAAGGTCGGCGGGCGTACCGACTGGTATCTCGTCGCGGCCCGCGCCGCCAAGCTGCTCGACAAGAAGAACGTCCCCGCGTCCGAGCGCACCCTGCTCGTCGGTGCCGACGTGAAAGAGCAGATCATCACCGACGACCGCTTCTCGCGCTTCGACGGCATCGGCGCCTCGGTGACCGACGCCCTGCGCGAGCGGACGATCGGCCGGATCGCCGAGTTCAACGTCGTCCCCTCGACCGAGATCGACGACGACGCGGCGTACGCGTACCACCGCACCGCCTTCGTCCTCGCCACCCGGGCGCCGGCCGTGCCCCGCGGCGCGACCGCCGTCTCGACCCGCACCATGGGCGAGCCCGGCGGCGCAATGGGCTACTGGAGCGGCGTGTCGGTTCGCTGGCTCTCGGACTACGACTACACGAACACGACCGACCGGTCGCTCGTGAACGCGTGGTGCGGCACCGCGACCGTCCTCGACCCGGACACCCCGAGCAACCCGGCGAGCACCAAGTCGCTCATGCGCGCGGTGCAGATCATCGACAACTCGTGACCTCTTCCGCCGACGAGGCCGCTTCCCTTGAGATGATCGAGCGTCTCAGGGAAGCGGCCGAGTCGCGGGAGATCGAAGACGCGCCCCTCGGTTTCGTCGCCGACGCGAACGGGGGCGATCCGATCCTGTGGGACAACTTGCCGAGAGGGGTGCCGAATGGCCCTGAATCAAGCCGGGATTAACGCGATTCTCGAAGACGGGAACGAGGCCGTCATCTGGGTCGCGATCGGCAGCGGTCCGACCTCTGGCGACCAGACGTCCAATCAGCGTGTGCAGCTCACCTCGTCGGTTGCGAGTGGCGTCATCACGGCGACCGGCGTGCCGTACGCGTTCACGGGCACGCCGGCAGCGGGCGCAACGCACGCGCTGCTTTACAGCGCGAGCACGGCCGGCACGTTCTACGGTTTCGACGCGCTCACGGGCGATCAGGCGTTCAACGCGAACGGTGACTACAGCCTGACCTCGCTGACCGTCACCGGCTCGTCGAGCTAGGCGCGTCGCATGGGACGGCGCAACTTGTGCCCGAACCCGGCGGCGAAGAACAACACGACCGGCTACAGCGGGTCGGCGACGTTCGCCCGGACGACCGACTTTCCGACGCCCGCCTGCCCGCGCTCGACGGGTGTGCGGGCGACCGGTAGCGGGTTCATTCAGACTCCCGTCGCCGCCTGCGCTCCCGGCGACGTCTTCTCGGTCTCGTTCTACGGTGACAACCAGTCGGGTGGTTTCGATTTCGGCCACACGGTCTACGTCGCGTACACCCGCTCAGCCGGCGGCGACGCCTTCCCGGAAAACTTCGTCTTCGGCATCGGGGCCTCGGGAAGCTCCGCCCGCGCGTCCCGGGTCGCCGCTGCGGCGCCCGCCCTCGCCACGGGCATCTATCTGCTGTACGACTCACTGAGCAACGGCTACGGCCTGACGGGCGTGCTGCTCGAAAAGGTCGGTGCCGTCGACACCTACGCCGATGGCGATACCGCTAGTTGGACGTGGGACGGCACGAACGGCAACTCGACATCGAGTGAGGTGACCCTTCCCTCGCAGGGTTCGGCCGCCTTCGCTCTCGACCTCGCCGTCGCCACGACCGGCCAGAGGCCGTCTGCGGGCGTGGCGGCCCTCGCCCTCGCCCTCGGCGTCGCCCCCGCAGCGGCCGGAACGCGCCCCTCGGCGGGCGTGGCGGCTCTCGCGCTCGGGCTGGCGGCCGATGCCCGGGGCGCGCGGCCGTCTAAGGGAGCGGCGGCCCTAGGTCTCGACCTCGCCGTCGAGGGGCGTAGCGGGTCGGGTACGTCGGCCCGTGGCCCGTGGG